CCAAGGATTCTTTAATAACCCAGATATTATTGACCACAATGCTAATTATGACCGAAAGAATCCAATTGATCCAAAAACAGGTGATTTTCACTCATGGTTCTGGAATCTTAAAAGTGAACCAAATTATGATTCTGATAAACGATTTATCCATATCGACTTGGGTTTAAACCGTGACGGCAAGGGTGACTGCGCTGGTCTTGCTATGGGTAAATTTAATGGTTGGATTGAAACTAAAAACATACATGGTAATAGTGAAAAGAAGCCAAAGATATTTATAGACCTCATGATGCAGATAAAAGCTAAACCGAAAGACGAAATTAAATTCGAAGATATCCGTAAATTGGTATATAAGATTCGTGATATTGGATACAACATTGCACTAGTTACCTTTGACGGTTGGCAATCTGTTGATTCTGTTCAAACATTAAAGTCAGCTGGATTTAATGCTGATTATTTATCAATTGACCGAAATCCAGAATCATATTACACATTAAAAGGTTCTTTATTAGACGACAGACTAGATTATTATTACTTAAAAGAATTTTGTGACGAATTAAAACAACTTGAAGAAATAAAAGGAAGTAAAATTGACCACCCTAGGAATGGAAGAAAAGATATTTCAGACGCCGTAGCTGGTGTTTGTTATCATGCTGGTAGAGGAACTCCTGGCAGAGGGTTTTTGGGAGCATAGCACTTGCATTATTTTTACAAAAACAGTATTATTTTAAATAAAGAGCCTATTTTGCTCAAAAAATTTGCAGAAAAGCTAAAAAATCTATGAAATTACCTAAAATTATTGAAGGCACAATTCTTCAAAGTGACAATGTTAAGGAAAAGATTAAGGCTGAAAAAGCTGTTTGGGAAGAAACAAAAACCAAGGAAGTTGAAAAGGTTAAAAAAGAAATTACCCAAAACCTACAAACAGAGTTTAATAAAGAAGTTGTTGAAGAAGTTAATAAAGCTCTTGAAGCCGCTAAGAAAGATTGGTCACTTGAAACAGTAAAGGCGTTAGATCGTAAGTTTGGTGCTTCTCGTAAATATGTATCTACTGCTGGATTAGAAGGATCTTTTAATGCCAATGATTATAGTTCTGGTAAAAACTATTCTACTCTTTCAACACTTTATTCTGATTCCCCAGGATCTATTCAAAGTGCGTTCCGTGTTCGTGACGCTGTTTTAGGTGGTGGTTATGTTATTAAACCTGAACATGGTACACGAGGTAAGAAATCTGACTTAAAAAGATTAATCGACTTTTTCGATAGACCAAACCCAGACGATACAATTGAAACAATGATCCAAGTTGGTGTTGAAAACTATCTTTGCTACGGAAACTGGTACATGGAAAAAGTGCCTACAAAAGGTAGTAAAGGTAAAAAACACATGGAATTGGCTGAGCTATATAGTTTAGATCCAGTTAGAATGTCTATCCTAGTTGACGCTGATTTAAAGAAAAAGGGTGTTATCAAAAAAGCTGGTTATAAACAAAAAACTGACGGCACTAAATCAATTACATACAATACAGAAGAGGTTTGTCATATTAGACGACCACATAGGCGAGCTGATCTTTATGGACGTGCTGTTATGGAAGATAATATGGCTACGCTTCAACTTTTAATGCGAGCGTTGACATATAACATTAACATTTTAAGGAATGGTGGAAGACCACCACTACAATTAATACTCCCAGAAGATTCAACTGAAGCAGACGCAGAAGCAGTATCCGCATTTTGGGAGAAGAATTATCAAGGTCCACATAATGCAGGTAAAACACTAGTTTCATTTAAAGGTGCAAAAGCTGAGGTTTTAGGTATCAGTCCACAAGATATGGCATACCTCGAGCTTCTAAGATACGGTTTAAGGCTTGTTGCTGGTCAATTTGGAGTACCATTACTGCTAGTTGGATTCCCAGAAGGTACAAATCGTGCTACAGCCTCAGAAGCTAGAAGAAACTTTTATTTATCTAACATTTTCCCATTAAGGAAACTTATCTCTCAAAAAATCACTCAAGAAATTATTAAAGACGGATTTGGAATTGAAGGTTGGAGATTTGATTTCAAAACTGCTGGCCTTGAAGAATCTGAGTCTTCACGTCGAGACTTTATGCTTGGTTGGACTAAGGGCGTGTACTCATTCAATGAAGCTAGAATTTCAATGGGTCTACTTCCAATTGAGGAAGAATGGGCAAATAAATATTACTTGGTTGGTTCTAAAAATGACAGTCTGATTGAGATTAAAAAAGCCATTGGTAATAAGAGTGATAAGTCTGCACCAGACGAAGCTGAAATAAAACCAGATACAAAACCAGGCGATAAGAAACCTTCTAATGACGATAGGGCAGCCGAGCCAATTAAACCGTCTGACGGTCAAGGTGAATAATGACTTGAGTTATTATTAAATATGTGATATAATATTAATTAATTAATGATAGTTAATAGTTTTAGTAAAATTTATAGGAAGGAGTAAATAGTATGCCACAACCAAATATCCCAAACACAAATCAACGTACAGTACGTGCGTTCATGAAAGTCAAATCTTTCGTTTCTGAAGAGAATCCCAACAAAGAACAAGTTGACAAGTTTGACCAAGAAGTCACTGCATTTCTTGAAACTATCGACAATAATAAAAGGTTCTTGAATGGGAGAAATGCTTATTCAGTTGGTAACAGGCTTTATGCTTTGATTTGGTATCTGGAGAGTATTCCAGACGAACCAGTTACACAACCATTTGGCGGAGGTGCTACACCAGTAACACCAGCACCAGAAACAAAAGAAAATGACAAAAATACTAATCCCCCACAAGCCTAAATTAGACGAGGCAGAGGAAATTCCAATGCCAATGGTGAAATGTAGTTTCTGTGGAAATCAGACTGCTACTGGTATGCACCAAACTAGGTTAGAAATTGTAAAAAAGGGAGAAATTAAAGTCATTAATGGCAAACGAATGTATAAACCGCCAGTAGCAAAACAACTAGATTACTATATGTGTCCACACTGTATTGCTAAAGGTACAAAGTGGCCAGGTGCAAGACCTTAATATGGATAGACAAAAAGAATTAGATAAATTATTAGCAAAACTAAAACAAGCAGATATTAATAGTAATACTGACGTTGATCTAATATTGTCTTATTTAGAAGATTTTTTAGCTAGACCAGGTAGTTTTGGCGGAGGATCTAAAAAGTTAGTTGAATTTAACATTGAAAATGACGCAAATACATTTTCTAGAACATTTATTTTAAAATGGAAACAAAGAATGGAAGAAATAGAAAATATATGAAAACTAATAGGCTAAAAGAACTAGAAAAAATTGCTGAAAAACTTGGCATTGGTCAAAACAGAGAAGTTGAATGTGTTAGTTGCCATAAAAAGATTGCATTTAAAGACGCAATCATTTTGACAAACAAAGACAATGTTAAATATTTGTGTCAAGATTGTAATGAGAAAATCGAGAAAGGCGATCTAAATAAACAAGAGAAAGATTGGGGAGAGATCATTAAAGAATTAGACAAAATTAAAAAACAAGATATTCAACCAGTACCTTATGAACCCAAAATCACACCTTGGGAACCATATCAACCAACAATCGGTACAGGTGAAGATATTAGGTGGAGATTTAATGACATTGAATATAATGTCTTTACGTCACGACAAATGCCAACACAGAGTAATTTATTATTAAAATTAGAACCAAACTATGCCAATACAACAAGTTGAAACACCAGAAACAAAAGAAGAAGAGGTACAAAGCAATAAACCATTGCTGAATATCCAATTACCAGCGCCAATGTCTGGCAATATAAATGATCCGTTGACTGTTGGTAGACACAATGCCGCCGCTCAACACAACTTTCAACAAGTTGCAAATATATTATTAACCATTATTAATAACCAAAAAATAATGGGTATGGCAATATCACAACATGACGAATCAATCAAAGATTTGACCAAAACGTTAGGTGAATTGTCAGATAATATAAGAAAATTATTAGAAAATAAGGAGAATGAAAATGAAAAACCAAATGCAAATACCAATCATAAATGATATTAAGGCTCTAAAAGTAGAAGTCTTTAAAGAACGTCTTAAAAAACGTGAGATCTGGCTAAATGGGCCTATTGACGATTCTTTAATCGAAACTCTCTACGCTAATCTTATTGAGCTAGAACAACAATCCCCAGTACTACCAATTACCGTTACGATTAATTCTAATGGCGGAAACTTCTTTGAATCTATTGTAGCTACTGACATTATGGGAACTATGAATTGTCCGATTAAGACCATTGCGTTAGCTAATGCAAGTTCCGGTGGATTTATTCTTTTAATGGGTGGCCAAGAAAGAATATGTCATGACTACACATGTCTCATGATGCACTCAATTGGATTTGGCGGTGCTGATAAGATTCCTGACGTAGAAGATCGTCTTGAGTATGTAAAACATGCACAAGGTAAAATGGCTAAATTCTTTGCTTATCAAACCGAAGGTAAGACTACACCAGAATATTGGTTAAGTCTATTTAAGAGTGGCAAAGATAAGTGGTTCTCAGTTGAAGAAGCATTAAAATTAGGCATAATCCATAAAGTAGTCAGACGACCAGAAATGGTTGATCCAGACTTTAGTATTAGAAAACCATATACATGGGATATTATGGATTTTTCCAGAGCACAATCATAATTTAGGAGGTCTATGCAAAAAATAGAAGTTGTTAATAAAGATATTCGTCAACCAAGACTAACGGTGACAAAAGATCGTATAACAATTAAATTACCACTTAATTGTGATAAAAAAGAATGGTTTAAAGAAAAGTTTTTAAAAGCCGCTGAACAAATCGGTAAACCACAACACTCATTGCGAAGTTCAGTATTACAAGAAAAATTCTTAGCAATGAGAGATAATAAAGGCAACGTTTTATTTAGATTTAATTTGGAGGAATTATGACCAGAAAACTAGCTACAATACAAAAAATACTTAAACTAGAACCTATCGAAGGTGCTGATAGAATTGAAAAAGCAACTATATTGGGTTGGCATGTTGTGGTCAGAAAGGGTGAATTTAAAGTTGGTGATATGTGTGTATATTTTGAGGTTGATTCACTATTGCCAGTTTTACCAATATTTGATTTCTTAGAAAAAGACGGTACCAAAACAATTCTTGGTGAAGATCAAAAGGAACATACTGGCTATCGTTTAAAAACAATTAGATTGAAGAAACAAATATCTCAAGGTCTTGCATTACCAATAGGTAGTTTTGCTGGTATCTTAAAGATTCAACATATTTGGAAAGAAGGAAATGACGTTACTGAACAACTAGGTGTTGTTAAATACGAAAGATACATTCCGCAGAATAATACACCGTCTTCTCGTGTACCAGTCGTATTTCCTAATTGGTTGCCAGTCAAATTAGGCATGTTCATTAAAAGGAATTTCCCAAAGTTGGCTATTAAATTATGGGGAAGTCACCTAAAACCATTCCCACCATTTATATCAAAAACTGACGAAATGAGACTACAGGCAGTACCTAAGGTTTTGAAAAGACATAAAGATAAAAAGTTTTTTGTTACAGAAAAGCTAGATGGTAGTAGTCTTACATTTTTTCACAATAATGGCGAAGTTGGTGTGTGTAGTAGAAACATATGGTATCCAAAAGACATAACTAATAATTTTTGGAAAGCCATTATTGCACTAGATATAGAAGAAAAGTTTAAAAAACTTGGTAACTATGCAATTCAAGGTGAACTCGTCGGTGAAAGTATCCAAAATAATAAATTGCTCATTAAAGGTCAAAAAGTATATTTCTTTAATGTGTATAACATAAGTACTGGTAAGTATTTGCCGTATAAAGAATTTATTGATTTTTGTAAAGAATTGAATGTGCCAACCGTACCAGTACTAGATACTAAATTCAAATTAAAAAATACTGTTGATAAAATGGTTGAGTATGCTACTAGAAAATCAGTAATCAATAAAGACGTTTGGTCTGAAGGTGTGGTTGTTAGACCATTAGTTGAGTGTCAAGACGAAGAACTTGGCCGACTTAGTTTTAAAGTCGTTAATCCTGAATTTCTATTAAAATATGGAGAGTAATTATGAATAAAATAGTGTTCAGTCATTTTTATAGCAAAATGCCAGGACTACTTGATAAAAAAACATTTATAGTTGGTTTAAGTGTTATTGATTTAGAAAAAATGCCAGTTGAGTTTATCAAATATGATACTGAGTACATTAAACGAGACGGAAAATCTATTGAATATTACGACTTACCAAAAAAGGGTAAGTTTATGATATTAGTTTTATTTACTAAAAAAGCTGATTGCGTATGGACAACAATCAGACGTTGGACACCAAGAAAGGAGGAATACTATCAAAGTCTAATTGGAAAAGAAGTCGAGATAGTTACCCCATATGAGAACAATTAATACAGAAAAATTACCAATTAA